ACTATTTCTATATCTTTATAGAAACCTGAAACTTGTTTTTTTCTAAAATCATTATAACTCATGTTAATGATTTGAGTAATTCTTTCACAAGAATCTAAATCACTTGCCATATAGTTGACAACTAAATCCTCTGCTGGAACAAACTTTGATACAGCTCTGTCCATTAACTCATCGTAATAAACTTTTTTAAATGTAGAACCTGCGAGAGGTAAATAAAATAACATCTGATCAAACTCAGGAGTGTAGTCCTCCATTGTATTTGTTATTTGATAATTCATAAACTCTTGAACTCTTTGAGCTTGAGAATATTTTTCAGGAGTCTCCTCTCCCATGACAACTGTTCTTACAGGACCACTAGAGGGTAGTAACTCTTTATACGCTGTCGCTTGAAACTGTGTTGCACTTTCAGCTAACAGTGGATGAGTAACACCACTAGCTCCTTGAAAAGGTCTAGTTCTCTCATCGTACTTTGTTCCTAGCAAGTCTAAGCCTTTTATGTAAGAGTCTTCCCAATCTTTTCTAGATGACCTATCGTTTTCTAATTCTGAAAGTAATTCGTCAGCAAGTCTATTGCATTCATTTTCATCCATGACTTCAGCCAAGTTAGAATAAAACTCAACTTCATCAGGCATAGAAGACATAGGATCAAAATCTAATATTGCACCACCGTCTTCTTCAATTTGAATATCTAGTCCCTCAGGTGTAGGAATAGGCTGACCGTCAATTTCAACTTCAGTATCTGATTTTAAAATTTCTAATTCAGGCTTACCACCTAAGTCCAAAGATTTATCTATGTTGTCTACCATTTTTATAATGCACGTATTTCAGGTACAGGGGTTACATAACCACCTTTGAATTTTTTAGTTGGCGGCGTAATTTTAATATTTGAAGTCTCGCCCTGTCGAAGTTCTGCATCGGACTCGGCTTTGAGTTTTTGATCGAGGACTTCTTGGGCCGCTGTTCCATAGTCTTTTGGTACACTTTTTACTCCTAACTTAGTATATAATCCTTGCTCAAAGTACCACCTAATAGCCTGAGTGTCACCAACTGTTTTACCTATTAGCGTTGATAAGTCAGTCATGAATTGATCAAATTTTGTTTTCATTGTTGGAATTGGAGTTCCTGTATTCTCCATAATCTTATTATCTTTATCAGTCATAATTTTTCCGTCAGAATCTCTCATGTACATCTTTCCACCCATCAATCTATTCATTCCTCTAATATTCCACATGTCAGTCACGTTGTTGTCATCGGTTCCATAAAGATTAGCCATGAACTCACCAATCTTAGGACCAAAGGCTCTGTGTCCTGAGTATATCTCATTCATTTTTACACCTGAGCTACCACCTAAATTACCATATTCTTTTCTAAATTCATTTAGTTCTCTACCTGTCATCGGTGTATGTAAAAATTCTAGGAAAGCATCTAGTCCATTCGCCTGAATATAATTATTCGCTAGGTTTAATTGTTTAGCTAAGTTTGTTCCACGAACAGTCCACCCCTTTCCTGTATTAGGATTTTTTAAGGGTAATTGTCCTGTGTCTGCAAATATGTCTGCAACTTGTAGAGCCACTTTAAAATCACTTCCAACACTAACACCTGAGGATGAGATAGCAGTTGTAAAAACAACTAGATCTTTAAGGTTAGGATCGTTTGCAAATTTAGGATTAATTTTCTCAGCGATGTCCATCGCCTTCTTAACACCGTCATCATACCAACCCACACCTGTCACCTCTTGGCCCAATTGATAATTAATTTCTTGTACTCCCTCTTCCAACATAGCTTTATAATCATTATCATTGAAGATATCTCTCTTCGCACCTTTGTCTAAAAATTCTAAGATGTCAGGAATTTTAGTTTTACCTGGTGTAACTAATTTTTTAACGTTAGCTATAAAGCTTGTCCCTGATAATATTTGAAGAGGCTTTGACTTTTCTATGTCTTCTTTGTCAGGAGCTAGAGGAGTTAAGTCAGATGGCTTAATCGGATCAGGGTCCTCGGACTTCTTACCTTTGTTCTCTTTTTTCTTTACTTCTTTTTTAGACTCCTCTTTTTTCTTTAACGCTGTCACCGCAGGTGACGCCGCTAAATTTGTGATTATATCTAATAAATTCTCTCTTGATATATCACCAACAGATAATTGTTGTAAAAGAGCATCAGCTTGTTGTGGTCCTACGATGCCCACGAGCAACGGTCCGAGGACCGCGGGACTTGCTCTAAGGATTATTTGTTGAAGCATCTTAGTTACCTGTCATCACTTTTTTATCATCATCGATAATTAATTTTGTGTCGTGAGTAATACCATTCTTATCGTAGTTCTCTAAAACTTTGATCAGCTCTTCTTTACTCATGTTTTCTAGAGGCGTGTCAGTCTGAACTTTGTTATCGTAAAATCCAGCAACCTTACCTCTGTTTACTTCAGCAGCCACGGCCGCCGAATAGTGTTTATGTTCTCTTGCTTCCTCTCTGATTTGTTTTAGGGAGGCCAAATGAGATGCAGTAGATACTCCATAGATTTGATGTAGATCTTGTTTCATTTCATTAACAGCCTCCACTACGAAAGGATTTAAGTGAGGGTTCATTAGATCGGTAGCAGTTTGACGTGCACGATTCATTGAATATCCCGCTTTCCGTGCTGCCTCGGCCGCGGAACATTCTCCAAGTAAAACTTTGTGGACATACTCGTAAACAAAAATCATTTGCTTAGGCGTTAGTTTTTGTTTGAGCCTTCTGTCTTCAGGGTTAATTAATTTTTTAATAGTATTCATATTTACGTTTTCCAATTAGTTCTTCAGGTTCATCATCATACAATGAAATGAAATTTCCCTGTCTATATCTTAACAGTGCTAAGGTGGTTGCGTCAACAAGATCATCGTGCTCTCCATAAGGAAAAGAGGCACACTCTTCTTGCACTTCTTCAGCCCAATCCATGTTTGGTCTCCACACGTGCCCTGCCTCAAAAATAGGGGCAACAGAGTTTAATCGGACATGTTTGTCCATTCCACGATTAGGAGAGAAAGCTGTAGCGTACACACCAAAACGCCGGAGCTCTTGTATCAAGGGTGTACCTGAAGCCTTAGCCTCAATCATCACAGCCTCAGGGTTGTACAAGTTTAATTCTTCTTTTGCTACTTGTTTGAGCTCAGGAAAATCCCAACGACCTTTTCTAGCGTTTAACAAAATCAAATGTGTTTCTTTTCCTTCGTCAGGATAGAACACACCCCATGTTGTAATGGCAGAATAGTCAGCAGTTTCTTTTTTTGAAAACGCTGTATCATAACTTTGAATTTTAAAAGCACACTCAGGTGGATCTTCCTTCTCCCAAATGTTCCACCATTCACGTTTAATGATACTTGTGCCATCATAAGTAGGATTTTGTTGCCATTGTGCACTCCACTTTGTAGGAACTAAGGATGCCTTTACTTTATCAAGCTCATTTAACTTCCAATACTGTGGCCAAATAGGTTTTCGCTTCTCTTCGTCATCGTCTTCTAAAATTGCCGGGAATTCTATGATGTCCCACTTGTCTGCTTTGATATCTCCCATCTTTTTTACAAGATTACCTGTAAGATCCTTGTCAGACCATCGAGTCATAACGATAACAATACTTCCCCCAGGTTGCATACGCTGTCTAGGACCTGAAGTGTACCACTCATACGCATTATCCATGGCTGTATCAGACAAAGCATCTTGTTCTGAGTGAGGATCATCGATAATTAGTAGGTCAGCACCTCTTCCTGTTATCGCACCACCCACACCTGCCGCGAAATACTCACCTCCAAGGTTAGTTTCCCATCTTCCTGCCGCCTGATTGTCAGTTCTTAGGGTTACATCAGGGAATACTCCCTTATATTCTTTTGTGTTCATGAGATTTCTAACTTTTCTACCAAATCTTATGGCCAACTCACCTGTGTGAGTCGCTTGAATAATTTTTAGTCTAGGATTTTGCCCTATCATCCATGCCGGGAATAAAAATGAGGCAAACTCACTTTTTGTGTGACGTGGGGGCATGTTAACTATCAGCCTTTGGTTCTTACCTGTCAGGAATTTTTGAAATTTTTGTGCAATCTTAATGTGATGTGGTCCTTCTACAAACTCAGGCCACATAGATTTTACAAATCCCATGAAATTTGCACGTGCATTTTCTTGTTCGACCTTCCTTCTTAGCAATACCATCGCCTTTAATTGGTTCGCATCAAGATTTTTATAGTCTATACGCATATTTTACTCTCATTCTGTGTTGATGTTGCCAGGACAAGGCCAAGCGTGTGCGGAGCGGGGCCAAATTTTGGGGGCCCGGTAACCGTTGATTTTATTGACGTTTTCATTTGGTCTAAGTACCTAGGATATTTGTTGCATAATCTATATTATGAGCCACTATAACGCTATATTTTTCAACACTTCTAGCGTTCCGTGGTTCGTTGGCTCTATATATTGTATGCATTGTTTAAGAATACCTTGATAAGGTCCCATGACCGACCCACGTTGACCGTGCAAATTGGTTCATTTTCAACGTTTTCTTGCATGAAGTCGATATCTATCGATCTATACAGAAAAAAGGCCCTCTCTTTGAGGGACCTCTGCAAGATAAACAGTCCATCGATATGGTTCTTGTATTTATGATGGAATGCCTTTTGATGTGGCCTGAGACTTTGTAACAATCTAGAACGTTCACAGACTTTACATTCAATAAATACAGCCTGTTTATTTTTGTTAAATAAAATCAAATCAGGGAAGCCATTTATTGTAGTAGTTTCAATCCTTATTGGCTTAAACTCAGGAAGCTTTTCTTTTACCAATTTATATAAATTCTTTTCAACGCTCATAAAAATGTACCGTTACACTTTACAGATATTTTAACAATTTGGTACTAGAGATTTTCTCATAACTTCTTTTAAAATAATCAATTTGGAAAAAGGGTTCAATTACCTAGGAGGTATCACACTAGTCACACTTGTTAAAATGACAACTGTGATAGGTAAAAGATTGATAACAAAAGCTAACCACGATAAGCGGACACTATCACACTTGTTTTAAAATATTTTTCTTTTTTATTTTTATTTTTTCAAAAAAACCTAAGTACCGTGATAGCTGTCCACGAACCACGGTCCATGTCGCAATATGCAATATAATATCACAATTTCTCTCAAACAAAGTGCCCTTTAAATCCATTTTAAGAGCCATAGAGCATATAATAAATTATCTAATAAAATCATACACGGACCTATCCTAAACGCTCTAAAAACGCAAAAAAATGCCTGTGGATAACTTTCACTTTTTTTCATTTTTTTTGTATTATTTATCATTTTATATAATAATTTATTTTACTTTTAGATAAAAATCAGTATTCTTTTAACAATGACAAACCATACTTTAGAAACCACGCTAGAAGACAATAAGCCATGCACCTCTTTTGAGGGTAGGTCTAATGCCCACGATATTCTAGCCATTGGGTCTAAGGTGCTAAAACACTTAACCAATTAAATT